CACAAGAAAGGGTCAAAATGACTCTATCAGCAAAGCTCAAGGAGCAGCGCGACGCTCTTGTTGCCGAGGTTGAATCAACCATCGCAGCAGAAGAAGTTGACGCAGAAGCTCTAGCATCAGCTGAAGCGAAGCAAGACGAGATCGCTTCACTTGATGAGCGCATTGCTAAGCAGGAAGCTGTCGAAGCTCGTACTGCTGCAATCGCAGAATCACGCAAGGAAGCTGGCGTAAAGGTCTACGGATCAGCCGCTACCATCACACGCGAAGCAATGACATACGACAAGAACGGCGAAAACTCTTTCGTCCGCGACATGATCGGCGCACAACTTCGCAACGACCAATCTTCATGGGAGCGCCTAAACCGCCACCAACAAGAAGTCGCAATCGAAACTCGTGACATCGGCCTAACAAACGGTACCGGTGGAGATTTCGTTCCACCAATCTGGTTGATCAACGAATACGCAGAGTTCGCTCGTGCTGCTCGTGTTACTGCTGACCTCGCTACCAAGATGGCTCTGCCAATGGGTACAGACAGCATCAACATCCCAGCAATCACTCTCGGTTCTAAGACTGCTTTCCAGAACCCAGACAACACAGCGACAACAATCCGCGACCTCGTTACTTCAACAGTAACAGCGCCGGTTCGTACAATCTCAGGTTATGAGAACGTATCGATCCAACTCGTTGAAATGTCTCCACTCTCAGGTGGCCTAGATCGTATGGTCTTCGGTGACTTGATGGCTGACTACGCGCTACAACTCAACACAGCAGTCCTCGGAAACGGCGACGGCACATCAGGCACACTTCGTGGCTTCATCAACCTTGGTGCAGACACAACAAACGGAATCCCTACAACATGGACTGAGACAACACCTTCTGCTGTCGGTGGCCTCAAGGCCTTCGCTGCTGGTATCAGCCAAGTTGTTCGTAACCGTTACAAGGATGTCGAGGCCATCGTTATGGCTCCGTCAACTTGGTACTGGTTGTCTTCACAGACAGACAGCGCTTCACGTCCATTGATCGTTCCTAAGGCTGCTGGTCCATTCAACGCTTCTGGTGTTGTCGATGCTCCAGGTGCTTCAAAGGGCCTCGTTGGAACAATTCATGGCGTTCCTGTCTATGTCGATGCAACAATGCCATTGACCTACGGTTCAAGCACAAACCAAGCTCCAGTCCTCATCGGTAAGTTCTCAGATTCTTACCTCTTTGAGTCTGGCGTTAAGACTCGCGTACTTCCAGACGTCCTCTCAGCGAACCTCACAGTTCGTTTCCAGGTCTACGGATACGCAGCACTCGCACACCGCTTCGCAAAGGCTGTCACAACAGTCAGCGGAACTGGTGCAGTAGCACCTTCAGGCTTCTAGTAGGCCTAGCCTTGGCGTTGATCCTGTCTTCGGATAGGATCAACGCTCCGGCGTTACACATTGGGGGAAAATATGGAATCTCTATTCCTCGAAGGGTTGAAGTCAGCCCGCGAGATCATTCAGAACAAAGGCATCGAAAAGCTTGATGAACTAATCCACGAACTTGACTTTGAAAAGCGCGAGCGCGAAAACGCTGCTGCGACTCCAGCGGGTGAAACCCGATGAAACTCAAAGACAAGGTCTGCATTGCAACCATCAATGATGGAAAGATTAACGCTCAACTAGCGATCGACCTCATCCACATTGCCCGTCAACGATTCGATCGTTTCGACTCTTATGTCCAGGTATCTAATTCCGGACTAATTACTCGCTCCCGAAATCTCCTTGTCAAGAATTACCTCGAGCAGACTGACGCTCCTTGGCTCTTGATGATGGATTCAGATGAGCGAATGACACTTGAAAATTTTGACAAACTTGTCGCTGCCGCTGACGCCGAAAAGCGTCCAGTCGTCTCAGCTCTGGTCTTTGCCGCGTTCTTCGATGATGAAGATATGCTCCGACCAGTCCCAACGATCTACAACGAATTCCCAGATCGCGGTTTGGTTGCTTTTGATGATTACCCAATCGATGAAGTCATCAAAGTCGATGCAACTGGTACAGGTTGCCTACTGATTCACCGAAGCGTTCTGCTCGAGATTCAATCTAAGACAACCGAGAACCAAGGTAAGGAATGGGCTTGGTTCATGGATGGACCGATCGCAGGTCGCTGGTTTGGTGAAGATTTGCTCTTTTCCAAGCGACTGGCTTCCCTTGGGATACCATTGCACGCACATACTGGCGCGATCCTCGCCCACAAAAAAGATTTCTGGCTAGACGAAAGACACCACACACCATTTCGCGAACACGCGATCAAGAACAAAGCGGCAGAGTAAGACGTTACCCCCTGGCGACCCTGCTCTGTCGCCCCTAAATCTAAGGAGTCAATGTGACAACTTCGTATCCAAACGGAATCGATAGCTTCATCGATCCACAGGCGACGGATACCCTTGACTCAAGCACAGTTCCACACCACGCTCAACACGCGAACGCCAACGATGCGATCCACGCCATTGAGTCAACGCTTGGAACCAACCCTCAAACGACCCATACAACGGTTGCAGGGCGTCTCACAGACATCGAAACCTCGATCACTAACATTTCCCTCACGCCTGGACCTACGGGCGCCACAGGTCCAACTGGACCCGTTGGAGCCACAGGTGGCACAGGTGGAACTGGCGGCACAGGCGCGACAGGTGGCACAGGTGCAACTGGTGGCGTTGGCGCAACCGGAGCAACTGGTCCAATCGGACAAACTGGTCCAACTGGATCGACTGGTCCAACAGGTCCCGTCGGTGTAACCGGAGCAACTGGTCCAACTGGAGCCACAGGCGCGACAGGTCCAATCGGACAAACTGGCGCAACTGGTCCATCAGGTTTGGCTGGCAATAAGTACCAGACCACATCGACGACTTCAGTCACTCTCCCAGTTTCAGGATCGCAGACAATCACAATCGGAACTGGCCTCAACTATTCCGTACAACAGTCAGTCATCGTTGCCAACACCACATCGGCTTACTTCGTCGGTGATGTCTCGAGCTACAACTCTGGAACTGGCTCTCTCGTTCTCAATGTCACCAAGACGCTAGGAACTGGCACATTCACATCCTGGACAGTTAACCTTGACGGTGCTGTCGGTGCTGTCGGTGCTACAGGTCCAGCAGGTGCGACTGGTGCAACTGGTCCCGCAGGTGTAACTGGCGCAACTGGCCCAATCGGTCAGACAGGATCAACGGGCGCGACTGGTGCGACAGGTCCAGCAGGTGTCACCGGAGCCACAGGTCCCGCAGGTGCTTCAGGCGCTAACGGAGCCAATGGCGCAACCGGAGCGACTGGTCCAACTGGTGCAACAGGTCCCGCAGGTGCTTCTGGTGCCGCTGGTGCTTCTGGCGCAGCTGGAGCCGCTGGCGCAACTGGAGCCACAGGTGCGACGGGTGCGACGGGAGCAACTGGTCCAACTGGAACCGGGTACTCTGGCGTCGCTTCATTGACAAGTGTCACCATTGGCACAGGATCACAGACATTTACTTTGGCAGGTTCCTACCAAGGTGCCTTCATCGTCGGACAACGAATCCGCGCCATTTACCCAGTATCGCCAACGAACTGGATGGAAGGTGTTATCACTTCGATCAACTCAACCACTTTGGTTTTGAATGTTGATACAACAAGCGGCTCTGGCGCTCAATCAATCTGGAATTTCGCAGTCGCAGGATTAATCGGCGCAACTGGCGCGACTGGTGCTTCAGGTTCTAACGGAGCCAACGGAGCAACTGGCGCAACCGGAGCCACAGGTCCAGCGGGTGCAACTGGAGCCACAGGTCCAGCCGGATCAAACGGCGCAGCTGGAGCAACCGGAGCAACTGGTCCAACTGGAGCCACAGGCCCAACCGGAGCAACCGGCGGCACAGGTGGAACTGGTGGAACTGGTGGAACTGGTGGAACTGGTGGAACCGGTGGCACAGGTGCATCCGGAGCAGCAGGTTCAAACGGAACTGTCGGCGCAACTGGCGCAACGGGTCCAACTGGTCCAACGGGTCCAGTCGGAGCGACAGGTGGAACCGGTGGAACTGGTGGAACTGGCGCAGCTGGAAGCAACGGAGCAGTCGGCGCAACCGGAGCCACAGGTCCAACTGGAGCAACTGGCCCAGTCGGAGCCACAGGTGCAACTGGAGCGACAGGACCTAGCGGATCGGTTTCCGTACAGACTTGGCGTTATACAGCAA